CTCTCCTATGGTCTTGTTTGTAGGTCTCCACGCTGGTATCCTCTTTAGTTAAGAAAGGGTTGTCTCCGCTTCCGTACATTTTTAATGCAAATTCCAAAGGCCAGTAAGTGTTCTTAATTGACATCTCGTCTAGAACCAAGTTTGACGCTAAGTACGGATTTGTACCCCCTAGTATTATCGGCAGACCTTCTTTTGGTATCCCACTTCTCTTTGCCTTCTTCCCAACCTCAGTCCTCGGATAGTCAAGGTTACCGTCTACTTTGTAGTTAGATCTGAAGGACTCCACACCTGATTGCATGCAAGTCGAAACTGTTCCAGGTGGTACTCCTCTCGTTAGCATTGCCAAGCAAGTCTTTCTCATGGCTGTTATGTCTTGCCTAGGTCCAACACAAGCTGGCATGACCGAAGCAACTTCTTGTGCACACGTTTGGTGGCAACCTTCTGGAGTGAAGTACTTGCTAGTAATTTCCATAAACTCAGGTGATGTGAATATTGTCTTTTTCTCAGACACATTGAAGCCACCACTTTTTAGGAACAGATTGCTTACCCCAATCATGTAATTTGTTTCTTTAAAATTGCAGCCTTTTGCGTCGTGTCTTCTTATTCTACTAAGCTCCACTCCGACTGGGCTAGCTACTGGTGCCGAGTACGTAATTACAAAGTCATCTGATGAGTCAGCAAAGTTAAGTTTGACCCCCTTTTCATCCATCAACTTTACTAATACGTTCATGTATGCAACACACACCTCTGTGGATGTGAAGTTTAGCACTCCCATCATCATAGAGCTGTTCAAGTGGAAATAATTCTCCGAGTCAATGTAACTCTTAAAGTCCCTTATCTGATCTAAGGACTCCTCTATGAAGTCTGGCAGCTTTGCCTTCCCTTTTATCTCTCTACCTTTTGCCAGTTTTACAGGTTCTCCATCCTCAATCCGGAAAGCATCTCTAACTTTGAGCCGCCATGATTTCCCATTTAAATAGCAAGGGTAACCAGTCCCTAGCTGTACTCTTTTCAGATGCAACATCGTTATGAAGAAACAAGTTATTAAGGCCTCCTCATCGGTGAATCTCTCAGTAATTTTCAGCATGAACAAGTAAAGTTGAGTAATGTTGCACGTTTCATTCCATTTTGTCATATCACCATTCTGTGTCAATCCAATGTACCCATTTGTTTCAAGCATCAGCGATTTGTCCATCATCTGTTGAAACCTTTGGCACTTCTCTTCCCCTCCAATAGATATCGTAGAATTAATACCTGCATCTGACAGGCACTTTGCCGTTAAATCTGTTATTTGTTGGAAACACTTCATCTCTGTTGTAAGCATCACTATTATCCTTTGGTCTGCCTTTGATCTCTCACCTGCCTTAATGCAAACGTTAGTGGTGCAGCATAGTGATAAGTAACTTCTCCCTGTTATTTTCTCTGTCTTACCCCCGAAACCAGTCCTTCTGATCAAGACCTCCGGCATGTCAAAAAGTGTTAGCAGTGCTGTTGCTAATGCGCCTAGCGTATCGTCAAACAACGTTATCCTGTTATCGTCCAATCTTGCTCTGAGCAATGCATAACACTGCGATGCAGTACCAGTGGTACCGGTTATACTGTTTACAGTTGAACCACCGCAAGCCAGATCGTAAGCCTTGTGCTGCAACTGCGACTTCACAGCCGAGCTATCCACTTCATGTAAGACCCGCATTGTGAAGTCCACGTCTATCAGTCCATTTGGTCCATCAGGTAGCTCGTCTTTTATGCTTCTTGTGTTCTTTAGAAACGGCTTGTCAACAAAATTTTTGAATGGGTTGTCAAAATCCTGCTCATTGCAATATGTCAATATTCTCCCGATTGTTGTAACAGTAGCTGGTGTTTCGTTGATCATAATAGCTGAGTTTGGGCTATTGTAGCCGTAGAACATACCTATGTCAGCGAACCCGTCGCTCCCTAACACTTCTTCAATTTTCTTAGCCATTGATCACAGTCCTTATTGCCCGCTCAAATGCGAGCTCGGTCTCAGACGTGGTCCTGCATTGTATAATCAGCTAATTATGCATGAGCCTATAGCGGCAAAG